GTAACCTGCATCTTCTGAGCCATTACGAACACCTCCAGCGTTTCAGGGCAGCGCCCTTTGGGGTTAGTTTACCGCCCTTACTTGTCGGGCCTTTGACACCTTTCATTCTAGCGCAGAATGACTTCCTTCTGGCAGCCCGCTTACCCTTTGGGTTCTTCTCAGTAACAGGGGCTTGAAGATTAGATCCGGTCTCGCGGTTGTAGGACTTCCGATAAGCCTCATTCAGGCCACCGGACCTTGCGTGCTTGTTCGGATTAAACCTCAGGAACGGAGTTTCTTTTTTAGCCATTAGACAAACTCGATCCATGTCATGGCCGTCAACAGATCGACGGAGCCGGTTAGGGAGCGCGCAATTACAACACACATCTGGGAATCCGTAGAGCCTGCGTTCTGGTACAGGAATGCGTTCTCAGTGCTGTAGGAGATGTTCTCAAGGACGGTATTGGACGATGATCCAAGGCCGGCTGGAACAATGACGGACCGATACGGCCTAATCCGTGCCCCGGTCACAGCGGAGATATCAGTTGAATACTCAACTCCGCTATCAGTCCCCATGTCCGTCCATGTTGCAGTAGAGGTAGTCGGAGTAAACACCTTGCAGATATCGATGAGCGCCGTCCCGCCAGTTGCTGCAAACAGGGTTTCAAGAACTCGAACGACCTTTCGGTTAGCTACAGAATTAAACGAGCCCTTGAGCCTGATTGCGAAGACTGGTGCCGGGCTTGTAGAAAGAGTCCTGACAGCAGTTGCCTTTGCCGAGAAGCTAATTCCCGGAAGGTTATAGCCCCCCTCGGCAGAGGCCGAGGCGCAGATCTCTTTCATTGTGGACGAGCTTGCCGTGGTGGCGGTGTTCCTGATCTCGTAGCGAACAGGCAAGGTCGGCGTGGTCATGTAGACTGCCGACACGTTGTTGGCGTTATAGATCTCATGGCAGGTGTAATTCTTGCCGTTAAAATTAACTCCGAACCTAACCCGGCCAACTCCCAGCCACTGGAAGTCCATGGTGAAGATCTGGGCCTTCGATGCGTCAATGACCATGCCGCTCGATCCCGTACCGTCGAGCCTATCGACGTTCCAGTTAGCTTGCGGGATGACGGTATCAACTACAGAGCCGGTAACCCTTGAGCGAAGAACCAGAGCCAATCCCGAGCCGCTATTCTGAAAGAATAAGCCGTTATCGTCATCGAAGTAGCCGATGCGGGTAACAAGGTTTGCCTTGGCTGCTCCGAGCACCCCGGTCATGTTAATGACCTGAGAGCGCCCCGGAGAATAAGGGATGCGCTTCACTGATTGCCTAATTGCGTAGGCTCCGGAAGTAGTCCCTACCGCGAGAGAGACTGCCGATTCGTTTGGGAGATAGGTAATTGAGCCACCCGAGGCCGTGAGCTCAAAGAAGTCGTACTCGTTGCGGTCAAGGACGTTCTTATTATCGAAGAGCCCGAACGGGGGGGCAACCCTCAGGCGACCGAAGGCATCTCCTGCCGTTCCGCCAAGGTCTCCAAGCGCTACGTCGAGACCTTCCTTACCATTTCCGAACGGGGTGCGGGTGATAGCATTCGATGAGCCATCAACCATGTTCGTTGCTACGTTGCTTTGGTATGCTTCGATATTGTTTCGCGCCATAGCAAGAACCTAATAGTTAATTAACTGCTTGGGAAGTGTCTCCCCATATCATTCAGAAAAGCCTTAACCCTAAGATACAGGCAATCTGGCGCGTGCGCTACCCACTCGCGCTCGCAATACTGACATCCAAGGCGCCTAGAGTGAGGAAATGGGGCTTGGGTCCACCTTCCGGTGCCTTCGTGGTCTATGAGGCGACTGAGGGCCTTATAGAGGCGAAAAGCAATGGCCCGATAGTCCTCTTCGGAAGCTACCGGGCCACTGTTCTGCTTAATTAAATCAAGCAGGGTTTCGTTCATACGTCGAAGTCGTCGTTAAACGCTGGTGCGGGGGTTTCCTTCATGTTCCCGCTCAGGGTCGATGCCACTTCGTTTGCTTCGAAATAGGGATAAACCTTTTCGATGCGAGGCCAGAGCGCTCCGTCCTTGCCAGCCTTAAGCTCGATGTCAGCCTCTAACTTCCTTTTAATAAAGGAATTAGTGTCAAAGGACTTACCGTCGTAGCTTGCGTCAAGAGTCTTCAGGCAGCGCCAGAGAACCCTTGCTCCCGGGCCACCAAGAGGAAACCACTTCGTGAGCGTCTTACCGACGAGAGAAGGATTCGGTGCCTTGATGACCTTGAACTTAAAGACAAGCGCGTTGTGACCTTGTTTGTCAGCGCTTGCGCCTTCCTTAATTTCCGTCACTTCAAGAGCCATGCGGCCCGGCACCCAAGGGGTTCCCGGTTCACGTCCACTTCCAAAATCTGGTCTTACAAGAGCCATCTTTAATTCTCCTTCTTCTCTTCGTTAGCTTCTGCTGCTGGCTTTTCCTGCGTTGGCTTCCTTGCGAGCTTCTTTGCCATGAAAGTAGCAATGCGCTTGAAGTCAGACGGAACAACCTGCGGGAGTCCGGGGATCTGAGTGCGGCAGACGTAATCGCCGTCAGAGCTAGTCTGGCAGAGGTACTCAACCTGACCCTTCTGATGGACAACGTAAGCCCGGTAAACCTCCGTAAACACCTGCGGCAGACGATCTGCGAGCTTGCCCGGAACGAGGGGCTTCCAGTAAATGCGGCCCGTCTCCTGATTGGTCTCGCTCGTAATGTGACCGATTACGATCACATGACAAGGGAGCCCAAGAAGCTGGCTCATGGCATCCTTAAATTGGATGTTCATGATCTGGAAGTCCTGAAGCGCAGGCACTCCGTTGACGCGCTTAACTCCGGGGTTTTCAGCAATGATGTCAGCCATGAGCGAGTCGATGAAGAGCGTCAGAGAGTCGACGATAATCGTCTCGTGCTTGAGCTTTCCTTCGGCTGCGTCCTTTTGAAGCTGGGCAAGAATTGCCTTGAAGCGACGAAATGGGCGGGGCTGTCCCGGCACTTCCGTCATGTCCTCGTAACTAATTTCCTTGAGCTTGTCAGGATCGTTGACTGAGTAATAAGAAGCCGCGCTCGAAACTTTGCCGTCAAAGTCAAGAACGAGGGGCTTTGGCGCTCCGGTAGCAAATACGGTTTTACCCGCACCCGACTGGCCGTAAACCAAGAGCTTCATCTTCTGCGTAGATACCAACTGGTCTAGTGTTTTCATGTCTAGGCAACTCCTTGTTTGCCTTTTAATTGACGGTTTAGTCCGTCAAATCTTTCCGTAAATTTGTTCGATGGCAATAGGGCGAAGATTCTTATTTAGCGAGCAGACTTCCAAATACTGGCAGCCGCCGTAATGCGAGCAGCTTGACGTATTCATAGGCCACTTGCCGGCAACATAGCAGGACGAATAATCCTGAATCGCGGCATGTACCGAATCAAACATCTCTTCGAAGTCCTGATAATTACGCTCCGTAAAGATACGCACCAGATCAGACTTCGTTTTAGCTACTTGGATGCCGTTAATCATCGCCCGCTTAACAGGGATATTCATTCTTTGCAGCGCCCAAATATAAATCGAGAACTGCAAATTAGGATTAACCCTGTTTGCCAGATCAGACAGGCTTGTTGCCGTCTTGTGGTCGCAAAGCACAAGCTCGTCCGTTTCCGTATTCCTGAGAACAGCGTCAACCGTTCCGTGAATGAAGTGGTCCATGAATGGAACCTCGAACGAGCGCTCCACAAAGGCACCCTTCTCATCTCGGTACGCTACCCAAGGGTCGTTTTCATAGACCTCGAAATAGCGCTTGAGAATCTTTACGCCGTTATCAATGCTTCGCTTATCCGTTGCCGGAACATGGGCAAGCGGGGCAGCAGCAATCATGAAGGCGTCAAGAATAGGTGCCAGTTGCCTGTCCGTCGTCTTGTAGAACTCTTCTAAGGCCGCATGGATTGCCTTACCAAAGGTAAGCGCCTCGGACTCGTCTTCGCTCCTGTAGCCATCGAGAAGCGCGTATTGGGCCTTGCGCTTACACGTCTGAATCAGGTCAACGCTGGAAGAATTAATATAGAACTTGCCGTCCTTAACTTCGAGCATCCGCTTCATTACTCGACTCTCCATACGCGAACGCCACCCTCAACCTGCTTGCAGGAGAAGACGACGTTATTCTTCTTGCCATAGGCAGAAGCGCAGGCACGAATTGACGAGGCTTTGGACGGCTCTTGGACTGGGACGAAAAAGGAATCGCCTACTTCCATTTCTGCGAACGGGTAAACCGTTCCTTGGCGAATCTTCGGGATAGGTACTGACTTATCAACTGTATACATGGATCACTCCTTTAGTGCCTGCATCATTGTCAGGCACCATATGTGTAACAGTGTTTCAGATATCAGGTCAAGGCATTTTTAACAGGCGAGCAAGAACGTCGTTAAACGATTCTCCGAACGTGCCGGACTTCATAATGTGGTCGTAAATGTCCCAGCTAATTCGGATGGTAGTACCCCAGCGGGCCTTATCCCTTGAAATCGGAGAAGTCTTGGCCTTCGAGGCTTTCTTTTTCTTGGTGGCCATAGTGCTTTCTTGCGGCATGAATTAGCTCCTTGACTGCAACCCACGCCTGCGGACTTGAGATATCCGCATCAACGTGAATCTGGGACTTTAGAACCATGTCGAGCTTGCCGTTCACTTCGTAAATATGAACAGCGAGCGAGCCTTTGTACTTGGTTCCTTCCGGGTGCAGACAGGCGGCGACTTCTTGCAAAAGCATTGCTGGCTCTTCCCAGCTTTCACGGTCCCCAAATTGCTCTCGCTTGATTTCTACTTTTTTATTAGGATCGTGAATCATTACGGAAACAATATAACAGAAAGTTAAAATGAAAATAGAAAAATTAACTTTTAAGGAAAAGGGCAAGACTTATTCTGGCGAGATCGCTTGGCCCGACAACCTAGAAATGGCCATCGGTTTCCTTGGCGAGCGCTCGGTGTGGGAGGCGTTTAAAATAGGCTATAAGCTAATGATTAAGGCCCAAATTAAGGGCAAGCCTATTCTTCCTCGTAAACGCGTCGTGAAGATCGACCTTTCGGTTTTGGACGAGCAGACCCGGATTGCAATTGAGGGGCTTCTGGAGTCACTGGCTGTCCAGCAACAGCCGCAGCAAGTCGCAGAAAGTGCTCCGCCCGAACAGCCACATACAGATCACAACGATTACGCCGAAATGCTAACAGAGGCTGAAGCCCAGTCTTCTGGGCATGACTCATCGTTTGAAGAAGACTTTGCCAAATATTTAGCTTCTCTTGGTTCTTAACTTCAACGGCATAGGGGAAGAGTTCAGCGCCCGCAAAGGACAACTGAATATCTTCCCCATTACTGCCTGACGGCGTAACTCGAACGTCGCGCTCGGTGAGCTCGGGGAACTTCTCAAGAATTAACTTTTGGAATTCCTGACAAGCTCTCCGACCTTTAGCCTTGGCGCTGGACGTTCTCATTTTTTAGCCGTTTATCCCTTCGTGCTTGTTTGACTTCGATGCTCTTACTTTCGCACCGCGAACATACCGGGGTCCTAAGTTGACTGGTCGTCGAATTACCGCACCAATGGCACGGCGAACTCCGGCAAGTCTTACAGATTCCGGTGGAATTGAGATTAGACATCTTCTTGCACTTAATGCAAGGAACTCGCAAATCACTCACTTTAGACAACCTCCGGCTCCTTTGGCAGCTTGGCTTCAAGCTCTTCGACTTTCTTTCTAAGCAAATAAATCTCGTCGAGATTCAAAGTCACAGTCTGCTCAACCGCAGAGATAATTCTTGCCCAGTGTTTTGCAATATCTTCAACCGTATGAACGTGCGGCTTATTATTTTCCATGATTACTCCATCAACATGAGAAGATAGTTAATTAACGTGATGCCAACTATTGCCCCAACGGCATAACAGGCGCCCTTAAGAGTTGCGACAAAAAGAGAAGCAATTAACTTCATACAGCAAGCTCCGTCGGAAAGAGGGTCTCATAGGCCGCATCAAGGGAGATGCTCTTCAGAAAGGAAAGCATCTCGTCTAGCTGGTCCTCGTAGAAATAATAAAACCCACAATTCATCGTGAACTCGCCCAAGAAGCCGTGAAGCTCTTCGGTGTAGCGCTCGGGGTCGACCTTCTTTAGTGCCTCGCCAGCGTCATAGGTAACGCCGACAATTACCGGAGCATCGTAATTCATGCCCAAGAATTCCGAAAACATCTCTTCGTGGTCTTTCTCGTCAATCTCGGTGACGCACATTGCGCGCACGGCGTAGTGGAATTCCCGGTCAAGTTTGACTCCAAACCTGCCGGCCAAAAACCGTTCAATCTCGTGGAATTTTTCTTCTGCTCTGTTCATGACTAGGTTCCTTCCCTTTATTTAAAGATTCAAACCGACTGCAAACAACGTAACACAACTCGTGCAACGATCAACAGCAAAGCTACAACGATGGTTTTTTCCATATACGCGCGCGCGATGCATCGCCCCCATGCAATTTTTGGAATTTCCAAAAATGCACGAGGACTATGCTGGTCTTCTATTTTTAAAACGCAAAAAACTCGAATCGCGGCTCCGGGTATTCTTCGAGTTCTATAAAACGAACCTCTCTCTCCACCATCTCGATAGTCAACCGCTCGTCGACGTCAACCGAGTCGCCGTCCTGAGTCGTCGAAAGAATTACGGCAATGCCGGCGAGTGGATCGGGGTACTTCCCAAGCTCGAAAAACTTCTGGCTCTCTTTGAATAATCCTTCATCGTCGAGCCAGAGAGTAAGCCCAGCACCTACGTCAAGCGCCGTCACGGTATCGCATCGCATGGTCTCATAAAGGCCCTCTAGGCCATCTGGGATAGCTTGCTTGGTGACCGTGCGGGTATGGGGGTTGATGATGATAGCTTGCATGGGTTCATTCCTTTCGGTGTTGATGGGGGGCAGGGCACAATTACCCCGCCCCAGAATCGGTTATAGGCTCAAGACTCGGGCAGGATAAGGGTAACCCCTAGGGCAACTGAAAGATTGCGTCCTAGGCCAATTGCGCGCGTTATAGCTTGGGCGGCATCATCGCCAGCCCGTGCCGTCTCAGTCCAGACAGCCTGCCAGCGCTTGCCCTTGGGCTTTAGCCACACTCCGGCCCATTGCACGGCATCAGGCGAGGGGTCAGGGTGGCGCTCGTAATTACCGGATCGGAAGTACCCGACCCGGACTGCTTCAATTCCAATTCCTAATTGGTCAATCATTTTAGTTTAATTCCTGGGTAATAAAAAACCGAGGGCGCCTGGCACCCCCGGCTAACAATTAAGCGGCAATGTCCTTGCCTGCTTCAATGAATTCCAAAAGCGCTGGCAGGAGTCGAGACGCATCCTCGCCGAATGTATGGGTTAGGGTAAGCACTCCGTTTGAGTAGCTTACAGCATCACGCGATACGCTCCGACCATAGTGCGCGCCTACTACCTTTCCCGAGATATCGGCAGAAGCAGTGAAGGCGAGCCACACGACACGGCGCCAGAAGTTGGGCGTCATGAAGCCAGCAATGAAGGTCGGTGACAGGTACTCTCCGGCCTCCTTCATTTCTACGTCGAACGTGCCATCTTCATTGCCTGAAAACAGGTCGATGCTGTGAAAGCGCTGGGTAAACTTCACGCTCACGCCGAAAGATTCCAGAGTGTCAACAATCGCCCACACGCTAGCACCGTATGCTGCAAGGTCCTTGGCAGTGCAGTAGCAGGGCGCGTTCGAGATAGCGACTATCTCGATTTGCTTACAGGGGACTTTCACAACGGGGTTGTCTTCGAAGGCGTCTCCATCCCAACGGCGAGCCTCAACCCATTGCCCTTCATCGCCATAGACGCGCCTTCGCTTTGGGTAGGCCGACTCAAGCGTCCGCCTGATGTCTTGCATCCAGTCGGTTGACTCAATCCGGTCCTTGGCAGCGTAAAAGAGTTCCATGTCACCCTCGCCCCGGAAGTAGCGAGAAACGTCTTCAGAGGTGCCGCCAGTGAAGCGCACGCGCTCGGAGTCGTTTCTAAGCAAGTGCTCTCGGCTTCCCTTATTGAGGTCAGACAGGGCAAGCGACCCGTCGCGCATCCCGTGCCAAAACTTTACCCAAGCGTCAGGGCGTCCAGTCCACGTCACGTTTTTAGAGGGCTTGCCGCCAATCGTGCGGGTGACTTCCTTTTTGATCGTGGGAGTCCATCCTTTGGGCGGGTAGCGTCCGGGGGGGCGCTTGACAGGGTTTTGAACTTCGATTGTCTCGGTGATCGTCTTGACTTCCGTCGGATCAAAGCCCTTGAGAGTAAGGCCGAGGTTTTCAATATCTTTTAAGAGTGCCATGGTTCCATCCATTTCTAATTAATTATTATTGACTAACGCGCAACTAATAACAGCCACGCCTGGGTATAGCAAGGAAAAAATAAGCGCCACCTTCCGTGGCAGCGCTTTCCCCATGAATTAAGCGAAGGCCGCCATGCGCACCGAGTTCTGGTCCCAGCCTTCGAAGATGCGTGCGGCAATCTTGGGAATGTCATAGCCGGCACGGTGATAAGCGGCAGCGCGCTGAATCGTGCGAGTTCCGACGCACTCCTTAGCCTTGCCCTTTTCGAGATTCTCGCGAGCCGTGTGGAGCTTGCCGAGGAGTTCAGGAAAGGGGCAAAGCTCGGCTTCAAGCTCGCGGTCATACTCAACCCGGAGCATGGCAAAGCGGTCAAGGGTTGAAGCGTCGAGACGCTCGGCAGAATTGTAATCAGCAGTAGCGCCACGCCCCGTGGTATTCATGGCGGCAAGGATGACGAACTCCGGATGCCGGCGCTTGGTTTCGCCAGTGTAGGGGTTGACTGCGATACCGTTAGCCGTCAGGGCATTGATTGCGCACATGGTGTTAGAATCGCCCCGGTCGAACTCGTCGAGGAGATAGACGCCTGGCTTATCGAGCATAGACCAGAGGGGGGCCGACACGAAGGGGTTTTTAGTGTCCGGCGTCCAGCGACCAAAGAACTCGGCAGGGCTCATGCCACGCTGTACTGACACGAACGAAAATGGGACCTTGCGAGCCTCGGCAAGCTGTTTTGCAAGCGTTGTCTTACCCGAGCCACGGGGGCCAGTCAGGGCAAAGTTAAGTTGAAGGCCCGCCTGAGAGTAAATCTCAACCTCGGTAGCGAGCTCGGAAAATGCCTTGTGCGGCCTATCTTTGAGCACCACGGGAGCCTGCTCATTGATCTTGATACCTACAACCTTGGGCTTCATGGAGCCCATGAGAGAGAGAATCTTGCCCGCAGTAGCTTCAGCAGAATCGAGCACAGCTTGGGCTCTAGCCTCGAAACCGGACGCTTGAGCGGCAATCTCGGCCTTGACCATGGTACGCACAAGCGCCTCGGCTTCCTTGACGCGCTCAAGCTCAACTTGGGCGGGGGCCATCACTGCTTCAGGCAGCTCAACATCGATCAGGTCAATCGAGGGCTCGGTGTAGGGGACAACTTTTGGAGTCATGGGGAGAGTTCCTTCTTTATTAGTGGTTAGTGCCCGATTCCTTCGAGCGGTCATAGTGGGGGGCCGAAGCCCCCCGCAGTCAATCAGATTTTATTACAGTGAGAGATTACCCAGTAGTCAATCTCTTGGCAGTCTTCCAACTCCTCTTCGGAGAGTTCGCTTAAGATCCCTCGGATGGCAGCCTTGGCCCAAGGGAGAGGAGAATAAACCGCCAAGGTGTGGAGGGCGGCGATAGTTCTTTCGGCTTTATTGAGATTTGAGATTTCTGAGTCCATTTGCTTTGCTCCGTCATTGCTTCAATCAACTTACAAACGATTAATAACACACTTTCTTTCAGCTGCAATGCTTTTTTTTAAAAAAAAGAACTCCCTCTTCACTAGTGATCACTAGTGTACACTAGTGGGATGCTTGTCCTTATATATGTAATGGGTTGCGCTTGTGTAAGTGTTTGAAATGTCTATTGGTAGCTTGATTCCATGGCTCATGGGTGAGCCGCAGCGTAGCGATACCGGCTCAATCCATGATGCCATCCGAACGAGTATGGGCGTAGTTCAGCCCAACGGAGTGAGGCATTCATCGAAGGATGGGGGGGTTAAAGGGGTTTAGGGCATAAGCGCAAGCGATGCCCGAGTGTGTAGGGGTATTAGGGGGGGGAAACGAAAGGGCTGTCAAGGAAAATCGTACTTAGCCAGCCAGAATTCTTGTCAAGTCGAATATATGCGAGATGAGGTGAAATAGTCGTTGCATACCGGAAAACGCCTGCGCCGCCCAAAGCGCCCACGAAGCCCCCCAGAGGGGCGAGAAAGTGAGCTTCCCCACGCTCCCAAAACCCCCCAAAAAAGATCGTTCGTTCATCATCGTCTCTTTGCCCCACGAGTTCGTTCGATCATGCGAACGATGCCTGGGCGATTAGTTCGTTGTGTCGTTGTGAGATCGTTGAAACGAACCATGCACAATCGTTTGAGTTCGTTCGATCATGCGTTCGTGTAACAGAACTCTAATCATGTGCAGTGAATTAAGTTCGTGGCAAAGAACCACGCATGATGTGAGGACGTGGCAGGAGGAAGGACGAGAATTAAAAGGGGGGTGGGTACGGTGGGGGTACCTGATCCGAGTGGGCCTGTTCCATATAGCACTCCCCCACCTGTGCCAGTCGGTTCTATATGTTACTTTGCAACACGCCCCAACCAGACTAAACTAGGATAAACTGGGATAAACTTGCTATAAATGGACGAGGCAGCTCAGATTTGAGCCACCCCTATCAGTGAAGCATACGGGGGTCTGGAACGTCCGTGGTTGCGCTGTAGCCGCAGAGTGAGCACTTAGCCCATCCCCTGAGCTCCGGATGCGGTATAAGGGTTCCTGAGTGGCAATTAGGGCAAATGTACTGCGCTAATGCCTCTTCGTATTCCCTCATAGTGGGATAAATCTTGGACCCCATTGGTCAATTACTCCAAATCCTACCGTCCAGTGGACGGTTTTGGTTGCCGTGTAGCTGAGGGGTCTGGAGTTAGGGTCACCAAGATATCCTGCGTTTAATTCAAAGATGATCTTACCTGACTCTAATTGTCCGTAATATACCCCGCCTGTATGAGTGTGCCCGCAAATGACGTTCTTAGTAAAGCGCTTTGCATGGCTCCCAAGCCCTGACAGGTGTCCGTGGGTGAAGTGGTAATTTTCTATAGTTAGCCACTCTCTGGGGTCTGTTACAGTGTGTACTGAATCAAACTGATACCAGCGGTTAATTTCTATGAAGATCTCTATTTCTGGAGCAAGCTCCATGACCTTCTTAAGTGGGCGTACATCGTGGTTGCCCATGATCTGGTAAAGGGCTGCCTTGGGGAGCATGGCCCTAATCTTGCTCCACATCTCTTCGGCCATCTTCCTTCCAAGCTCTATTTCTGCCTTGGGAGTATAAAGCATGTGGCTTCTAGGAAACTTGGCCCATGAGTACATGTCATATAAGTCGCCCACCTGTATGACGTGGGATATATCGGGATTTGCCTCAATAAACTGATATACCGCCTCCAAGGCCCCCACATTCACCCATGGGAAGTGCGTGTCGCCTAAGATCAGGAACTTGCTCTTTATGCCTAAGGCTGGCTTTTTAATTGCCGTATCGTGCTGAATGGAGCCGATCGGGGCAATGAAGGCAGCATTCTTGTCTGTTTTTTCAGCGTAGGTCTTAAGCCCGGCAGCCATTAAAAAGGGGGTAAACCCCCCGAATAAGCGCCTGTACGCTTTTTCCCCTATCTTTGTATGCTTTCTATATTCGTCTCTGGTGGGGGAGTGTCCTAACTCTGAAGCAATCTCTTTTAATTCAGCAATTAGCCTATGCTTAAGATCACTTTGCCCCATGACAAAATGGTACAGGGCTTTGACAGTGCGTCAACCAGCCTAGTTTTATAATCGGGTGCCAGTCGCGACTCTGGCCTGAACCTACTAGTTATGTAGCATTCTCGTCCCTGCTACCTTCAGTTTAAGGCACTGCGAGAAATGTGCCCTGCGTGTCTCCAGTGGCTTGTCCGAACGGTTTTATTGCACTCGCCACAGCCTGTCCCACGCCGACCCGATATCTTTAAAAACTGCTGCTAATTGCTTTCAATACAAAAGCTGAAAATTTTGTTGCGCCAATGGCAATTAGTTGAATTGTACTGAGCACAAAAATTAAAACCAAAATACCTAACAAAATACCCAATACGCACTTAAGAATGGCTTTCACCTTCTATTTCTCCAGCGCAGCCTTTGCGCGTGACTTCGGAGTCCTGCCACGCTTTCCGTCAGAGAAAGTCGTGCCATTTGCAATGTCAGAAAGCACTGCTCGCAACCTAGCGATTTCAAAAAACTGTAGGACGTAAATACGCTCGGCGCCCGGTGGGGTTTTCAGCATATCGTCCAGCGTCTTAACCTCCTGCTCTAGGCGATCAATCTCAGCCCGTAACTCGGCAGGAGTCATTTTGTCTTTCTTGGAAGCCATTAGTCTTCTCGCTTTTTCTCTAAAGCCTTTGACCTGTAGACAGGAATAGACTTGTCGGCAAACACAATCAAAGAAGCGCTATAGCCGGAGGCGGAAATCTCTTCGAGCTTAATCTCGGTGTCTCCGACGTAAATAGATTCGCCTTCGTTAATTCTGAGCTTCAAGACGCCTTTAGCGGACATGGTGTTTCCCTCTATGACCATTTGTTACATTGTAATACATGTATGGTCCAGAGATAAAAAATTTTCTTGGGCTACCGCCGCCCTTACATATGCAAGGCTCTGAGAAGCAAATCAGGCAATTCATTGTTTCTCGCAAGCCTTGAGGCGTTCCTTAAGGGCTGCGAAATCATTCCTCATGCGGTCGAACTCAGCCACCAGCATGACGGCGCACTTGCCCTTCTGAATGTCATCCGGGGCGCATACAGACAAAGGAAGGTCGTCCTTGGCAGTGTTGCCCAAGAGAAGCCCTGCTTCGGGGTCAATTCCGTACCACTTATAGGGGAAGGCAGACGCACATGCCGCCAGAAACAAAATGCCAAGAATAATAAATAGCGCCTTCTTCATTTGCCCGGCCTCCCCGTTTCCTTGAACTTGTCGATCTCCTCGCGAAGATCCTCGACACTCTTGTCTACATTCTCTTGCGGAGTCTTCTTGAAGAACTTGATGATGTTATCAAGTGCAGGAAGCGCGTCCAGTAAACCCTTTAGAATGCCGAGGATCGTCGCAAGCATAATTACTCCGAAATAGAGATCTTGTCCTTCGTCACAACGCGAAGAACGACGTTCACAATTGCGAACAGGCTCGAAACCTCAACCGGATGAGCCGCAATCCATTCTGCTGCCGGAGGATAAAACAGCGCGGTGGCTGCTGCGATAAAGTTAATAATGATCGTCTTTGACTGCCATGGCTTCTTCATAATCACCCCTTGATAAAACTATTAATGAAATCCACTGATTCGTCTACACCTTTTGACCTACGATACTCTGGTAACTTATCAATGAGAGTTTTAAAATACCTCGCTCGTGCGCGGCGAAGTTGCAGGTCGGCATCCCTGCCTTTGTCGCTCTTTATGAACTCATCGCAAGCCCTATGGAGAAGCTCGGTTTCTTTCGTGAAGAGCCCGTCAAAGTTATCTTCGACCCACTCGTAAAACTCGCCGTGCTTTTCCTGAGCAAGCTCGCGCTCGAATTCTTCAACAATCTGATAAGTATTAAGGCCCGTATAGTATTCCATCATCTTTGACATATTAGCTCACCTTCTCTGTAAGAAACTCCGTTCAAGGACTCAAAAACAAGCCTGCTTCCTACTGCAAGACCGCGCCTTCTCATCTTGGCAATCTTAAGCTCTCTATCGCCCTTCTCTGCCTTGCCGGCCTCGATGAGGTCATCTCCGGGCCTGTTCCAGAGCAGTACGTTTTGCGCCTCCTGCACGGCTCCTGAGGAGCCCTTCACGTCAAACTCCGACTCCACTCGCGCTCCATCCGTCTTTCTTGGATGCATCACCATGATGATATGAACGTCTGCCGTCTTACAGAAAATAATTAACTCATGGATCACGCGGTCCATCTCGATGATCTGGTCGGCTGACTTCGTGACTTCGAGAAAGAAGTTAAGATTGTCAATAAACGCAACCTTAATGCCCTTCTCTTGGATCATGAACTTAATGTCTGAAATAAGCTGCTCAACGCTGAACCTATTTTCGTATAGCGAAAGATACATAGGCGCATTCTTAAGCCTTTGAATCTCCTGCTCTCCAAACATGGACTTCACTTTCTCGATGGCTACTGGGTCTCCCGTATTCCAGTCCTCGCCCACGCGAGCCGAGATGATTCGCCTCACAAAGTCATGGCGACCCGTTTCGACAGAGGCAACGAAGTGCGGGATATTTTCCGTAATCAGGGCGTTTGACCAGTTTGCAAGCAGGGTCGTTTTCCCTGAGCCAGTAGCTCCGCAAAGGATCGTGAACTCCTTTGGCCTAAATCCCCCCGTCAGGTAGCTGAACTTTTTAAAGTCGTTCATCTTCACGCTGGGCGGCGGCTGGAGGATGTCCGTGAAGGTTTGCCCAAGGGCGTCTCCAGTTGACTCAAACTCAGTTGGCAGGACTCTTTTACTTTTCATTGTCAATCACCTTCCATGTCTTTGGCTTATACAGTTCTAAAAGCTCCTCAGGCGTGCTTATGGACACGACTGAAGGGGTAGGTGGCTTGGAATCCACCCAATCGCGCCAGCGGCCAATGAAGGTGCTAAAATGAAGAATGAACTTTTCCTCCATTTTCTCCCTGCGGCAGTAGTCGGCATAGTTCTGAACGGCTGTGGCGAGATCGTTTACGTCTTTCCATTTGAACTGGCGCTGGAAAAGCCGATCAATGGCAAGCTGCTTTCCAATTTTTCTTGGATAGCTCTTGTAGATCGGCTCAATCGCCTCGGTGAGCTCTGCGCGAGTCGGACGGTCTGACTTACCACTAGTGTCACTAGGTGTAGATACAAGTGTAGTACTAGTGTCTTGAATATATGGCTCAGATTTGAGCTGCCCCCCCTCCTGCTCATAAGCCCTAAAGGCAGTCATGGCTGAGTAGAGGAAGATCTTTCTTTGAACGAGATCTGTAGCCTTTCTGTCGAGATGAATCAGGATCAGGCGAGCGTCTACGAGCTCTTTCAGGTAGCGCTTTACTGACGCAATGCTGAGGCCGAGGCTTTCAGCATAGTAGGCGTTACTGGCGTATGCGTAGCCCTCTTCCCTTTGTAGGGAAAAGATCAATCCGTAAAGCACCATAGACGTGTGGCTAATGGGCTTTTTGGCAACAAAACCGGGAATAATGATTGGTGGAATCTGAGACTGTTCCATAGGCTCCTCCTTAGGTGCAAAAACCTTAACACCGAAACGATGACCCGTGGCAAGAAGTTTTTCTTTTTGAGTAAACTGTCAGACGGGGGCGTAGCTCAGTGGTTAGAGTAGTCGTGGCGACTGACGAGTATGCGACTGGACGGAGGTTCGATTCCTCTCGCCCCCTCCATTTTGATTGACTGATAATTCTAAACAGATATTTTGAAACAATGCAGGACTCACAAGATAAGAAGCCAAAAACAAACCCTCTTGCTGAACACTTAGAAAGCAGAATCGACGAAGTAAAAAACCATGTAATCGAACACAAAAAGGTCGAGCCAATGGCTCCCATTTTGAACGCGTCTAACGATAAGTATAGGCGCAAGGTTATTTGCTACCTCAAGGCGATTGGCTTTAAGCATAAGGACATTAAGGCCACTATCAATTGCTCTTATTCTGAGATTAAGAAGGTTATTGAGTCACAAAGTGGACAAGAAGAGATCGAACGCATTCAGCGTGAGATATTTGTTAACGAACCAGCAAAGATGTTCGAGACCATTTTGCCTGAGGCCATCAAGGTTGCCGTAAATGCCATGATGAGCAAAAAGGTGAATACTTCCATTAGAGTTGATGCTGCTTTTAAGTTCATGGACCGCGCTCTCGGTAAGCCCTCTCAGACTGTCGAGCATAAGACGAGTCTGGTTAGAGAGCTTATCACTAAGATCTCTAATGAGGATAAAGCAGATCCAATACTTGATGCTGATTTCGTTGTAGTGCAGAATGATGGCAGCGAGCCTAAAAAATGACCACACTCAAGCAATTGCCGTCTGTTAGTGTATCGTTTGCCGCAGGTAGCACTTTCGACGTTCAGACGACCGCAGAGCCTCTGGCAACGCAGGTCGATGACGTTGGAGGTACGGTACTCTACATTGGGCAGGCTTTGCCAGAATCGGCCACCTCGGCAGCGGTATGGCGAATCAAGAAGGTCACTTTCACCGGATCTGACGTGTCGGTTCAGTGGGCTGGGGACGGCGAGTTTTCATTGGTTTGGGATAACCGACTAACCTACACTTACACCTAACATGGCAAACCAGACAGTTACCGGAATTAACAATTACGACGATGCCGCTATCTCCGGACTACTGAACGGTGAAACGATCACCATTACTGGTGGCGATCTCACGATCAATTCCGACGTGCGCTGGAATCAGCAGGCTGCGGTTTTCGGAAGCATCACCCTAACCGCCACAACTAAAGGCTCACTGCTCGTCGATGGACGCGACGTTTGGGAGATTCCTTTCGACGCATCGACAGGAAACGTCCCGACACAGACCGCAATTGGAACGAACGGGGTCATTGGTGGAACATCTGGAGCTACTGGCGAGCTTCTGCGCGTTTGGGCTACCGGATCGCTGACACCTGCCAACGCTGGCGGTGCAATGCCTGCGACTGGATTCATCAAGCTGCGCACCAAGACCGGCACGTTTCAGGACAATGAAATTATCACTCTGCCCGGCGGCGCTACTGTTACCGTCAATTCGGCGACAGGCGGTAAGCGAAGCTGGATTCATGTCGTCGGAGCAGAACTTGGCACACTGACGGTCGGTGAGCTTCATTCGTGTCAGTTCCTTGGCGACTGGTATGATCTCGGAACGACCAACGGCCTTGATGACCAGACGTTTCAATATCCGATTGCCGACCTTTGCCCAGCGTTTCAAATGGAAACATCTGCTGGAAGCGGAGTCTATGAATGGTGGCTGTATGGTGCTGAACGCTGGGGCACTGCGACTCAGTTCATCGGCACAGATGTTCGCGGTAAATACTTCGGGCAGGATCTTGCCACAGGCGTGATTACGATTGCTCGTCGTGCCACAAACGCCTGCGGTTATAAGCCGCCAAGCGGTTGCAAGATTCGCATTCCGAACATCTTCGTGTCTAATTCTACCAGCGCAAACTGGAATGCGAACACGATCAATACAACGATTGCGTCCCGTTATGAAACCAGCATGGGAAATAACGGAACCGTAACAGTCAAATATGCTGGCGGTCCTTGGTATTGGAACGGACTAAACGGTAGCAAGTTCATTTTTGAAAACGTAACCACGAGCCGAGGCATCAACCTTGTTGACATGTCGGGCCATTCAACTTTCGACGGCCTTGCCATTTCTCCCGATGCAGTTGCGGCTTCGCCGTTTGTTGGAACCCGAGTTCCAAATGGTTATACTGTTACCAATGCTAGAGTTTGTAGTTCCATTGGTTCAACATCCGGCGCTTCATTTGCTGTCAACGAAAGCAATAATGTTTCCTTAACAAATTGTTATGCAGAAACATTTGGAAGTGCTGGATTAGCTGACACCATTGCAATGGGCGGAATTTCTTTGAGCAATTCCGTGGATGTAACTGTCACGAACTGCGTTTGTATTGGAACATTTTTTCGTGCTTCGGTTTGTGAAAACGTCACGTTTACCGGCAGTCAATATGCTTCAACAATCAACGGTACAACGACGACGACAAGTACAAACGGAATCAACGTAACAAACGGTTCAACAAATGTTAGAATTACAGGATTCTCAAACTTTGCTGGAATTGCAAACGTACACCCTAGAAGTAACGTCGTTCTAATCAACCAAACTGCCAGAAATTGTATTGTTGAAGATATCGGAACGTATTCCGCTCCGTATGATTGCGGAACAATCAACGGAACAATAACATTTATAAACTTTTCAACGGCATATGACAGCATCGCTCGCCGTTGTTATTCCATCAACAATACGTCTTCAAGCACGAGCATTGCCGCCGGATTTTCATCGAACAGAGTCTATTTCAGAAACTGCGGTGGAAGTTACACAAAGCCATCCGGTAACCAGTGGGGCATTCAAGGTAATGCTCGCGGGATTCAGCATTTAGCTATGCCGAGCACGACTGCGGGACTTGGCAACTTTCCCGGCCTTCATTTTGTTGACGGTTTCACGTCTGCAACTGTTGGCGGTATTTCATTTACTGGACAGGTTCCGACCACTGAAACCGCATCGCAGGTGACCTACAGTTTTACCGGCAACTCAGGGTTTACCGGCGGCGGTGCATTCGTGTTGGCAAGCGTAAACGACTCGATTGAATGGGAAATGCCGTATTTTGTACTGGGCCACAAGTCGCTGGTGTCTGTGGCTGGACTTAACGCCAATTTGACCACTACCTTTCAGTGGGATCTCGGGACAGGCTGGAACGGCACTTGGACTGCTCTGACAAACGCGAACCTAGTCGCTGTTGGGGCAATTAATCCTGCTGTTGGGATCAAACTTAAAATGCGGATGGTCTGTGCCGTTGCTGGCACTAACTCAGTCTTAAACGTGGTGATTACAACCTCATCAGATGCGGCCGCCCAGCAGATCCTGTATCCATATGACCCGGACGCTACTGGCGTGATTGAAAACCTTGTGACGGGCTGTCGTGTTCAGATCTACAACGAAGACACGTCAACGGAACTTGATAATTTGATTGTGGCCGGTAGCAGCTATCAATTCAATTACTTGAACGGAACCGACATTTCTGCCGGAGATCAGATCCGAATCCGAGTGACGAAACTCGGATGTCTGCCACAGACCCTGATCGCTATTGCTACTGACACAGGGTTTTCGGCAGCCGGTAACCAAGAACCAGACGTAATTTACAATTCCAATGGGATTGACGGTTCAACGGTTACCGAGTTTTCAGCCGACTATCCCAACGTGCAGATCGACGTTTCAGACCCGGATAACCTGACCACGCCTCAGCGTATTTACGCATGGATGCGGTATGTGGAAACCACGGAAGATGGCATTCGCTTTTGGTACAACTCGATTTCGGCAACTGACGACGTAAACTACGTTATCGACCAGTCATTGGCCGATATTAAGCTCGACAACCTGAGCGCAACGCCTGTTCAAATCGTCGGTGGACGCCTGTACCGCTTGGACGAATCAACCGTGATTGCTTCGGCTTCTAACTCGATTCAGATGGACCCGGCTCGCGTGTACAGCCTTGGCGGAAGTGCTGCGGATATCTGGTCCTATCCGACGTCGAGTGCTACCTCGGCAGGAAGCATGGGAGAGCAAGTAACCAAGAACCTGCTCACGACGAACAAGTTCCTAGCTCTCAAGGACTGATTATTTCGTTGATTATTTTAGATCTTGGAATCAGGGTGAAGATATGGCCGGTAACTTTAGCGTAGTCAGTCCTTGGTTCTCATCGGGGACTATTTCGGCAAGCTACACGAGCATCCCGTTTAATGTCGGGATGTTTGACCGTTTTGCATTCCAGTACAACATGACTGGAAGCCTAGCCGGCGTATTTAAACTCGAAGCCTCGATTGACGGCCTGAATTACGTCGACGTTCCTGACAGCGAAATTACGATCACGTCTCCGAACGTGTACCTCATCTCGGTGACTTCGTTCGCCTACAGGTACATTAGGTCGGTGTTTACCAGAGCCTCTGGCACTGGCGAGATCGAGGCAACAATCAGCACGACAAACGAGCAGAAGTGATGATTCAATTCTTCAAGGGCCTCTTTCAAAAGAAAACCAAGGTCATCGAGACCCCAAAGATTCAGATTACGGCCACTAATAAGCCGCCAGTGACCGACGAGATGCGGAAGAAGTATCTTGATGATCTTAAGCTCTGTACTGAGAGTAGAATTAAAGAATATCCCTCTTGGGAAGAGGTTGTCGAAGCTCTTATAGACGCAGAGTCTGGAGATAAGGCAAAATTAAATGTTGTACTTCGTAAGCGAAGACTAGTTAAACAGAAGTATCCAAAGCCTTTGGAGGTTTAAGATGGGTTATTATGCTGTATCGCCAGTCGAAACTGCCCGCGCTCTTGGCGCATCTTTTGACGGCAATTCTTTTACTGTTGGCGGAATTCACTCAGTAGGTATTTCTAACGTCGTTTCTGACGCCTCGTCCTTGAACGGCACCCTGAAACTTCAGGGATCTGTTGACGGCACGAACTGGGCAGATGTTGCCTCTCAGACGGCAACGATCACGACCAACGGCACCACAATCTTTATGATTGCAAATAATCCTTATCAGTTTATTCGTCTTGTCTGGACCAGAACGGCGGGTACAGGGACATTGAACACCAAAGCCGGCACTGTTATGACAGGGAAATTCTAAAGAAAGGAGAAACACACATGAAAGGCGCAAAGAAGGCCCCTAAGGCCAAAAAGGCAGCTAAGAAAGTTGCTAAGAAGAAGATGAAGTAAATCGAGGGGCCGAGAAATCGGCCCATCGTATTTTATGCCCACAACACAAGAATACCTAGAGCGATACAAGGCAGTTAAGCGAGATCCTTGGGAGTTTGTCACCAAAATGGTGTTCACCAAGGACGAAGTTGATAGGAATAACCCTATCAAGCGCTTTCCCGCGTATCTTGCCTATCAGAAGCTCTACATGCGTCTTTGGCAGAAGTACCCAAAGATCATCGTTCCAAAGTCTCGTCGTATGATGATGTCTTGGACGAACATCGCCCTGTATGTCTGGGACACGATGTTTAATGTCGGGCGCCAGCAGGCGTTCGTTTCCAAGAAAGAGACCGACTCCCACGAGCTTATTGAGCGCGCAAAGTTCATTGTCGAGCACCTCGACTATGATTGGATTCCAAAGGAACTCCTCCCGAAGCATACCTGCAAGTTTGGTGAGTTGAGCTTTCCAGAGATCGAGTCCCGAATTATGGGATTCCCGTCCGGTGCCGACCAGCTTCGTCAGTTTACCTTTTCCGGGATGCTATTTGACGAGGCCGCGTTCTGGGATAACGCCGAGGAGGCTTATTCTTCGTCCGTTCCGACGATTGAGGGTGGCGGTCGGATGACGCTCATTTCCTCGCCGGCTCCGGGGTTCTTTAAGCGCATCGTGTTTGACGAGCTTCAGGATTCCGACATCAAGTCCGAGCGCGAAGAGCTCCCCTGCGGCATGTTCCCCATGGAAGGGGTTGAGGTTTGGCAGAACGGCAAGAATAAGTTCGTGGTCTTTCAGCTACACTATTCTGCCGACCCCAAAAAGCAGAACCCGGACTGGCTCGACGCTATTCGCTCTTCGATGAGCATATCAAAGTTTAGGCAAGAGTATGATCTTCAGTGGGATACGTTCGTTGGCAAGCCTGTTTATCCTGAGTTTTCTGAAAATCTTCACACTTCTAAAGAGAGAGTTTACCCGGAGTTTGGGCTGCCGCTAATTCTTGGGATCGACCAAGGGCTTCATGCCGCAGTTGTTATTTGCCAGCTTCAGGGCAGCAAGTTCGTGGTCATGGACGAGGTTCGCGCCGAAAACATGGGCGCAGAGCGGTTTGTCGAGAAAGTTAAGAACTATTTGTCTTTGAATTACCCGGAGTGGGGTAATTACGAGCGGGACTTTCTTTGCTACATGGACCCGTCGGGCTTTAATAAGCGCGATGTTGACGAGCGGACTTACGCCTCGGTTTGGCTAAAGGCCGGATTTAAAAAGATGTTTCCGGGCGAGATGCTTTGGGAGCCAAGAAGAAGCGCCGTTGAGCAGTATCTTGTTAAGCAGAACAAGGAAGGCCCCTGCTTTGTCATTGATAAGGCAAAGGCCCCTATTTTGGTTCGCGGCTTTGCTGGCGGCTACAGGTATTCTGAAAAGGCTTTCGAGATTGAGCCAATGAAGGCTCGGCCAATCAAGGATGAGTACAGCGACGTTCACGACGCCCTTCAGTACGCTATGAGCGGATTTTTCAAGACCAAAAATCGTTCTGGCAAAGCTCCGATTCCAGACCTAAAATATAGCAACAATAACGGTGGATTAACAAATGGCAGAACCAATCTCAAAAGATATTGACTCGGTAATTGTTCGCACAACGCAGAACTACATCCGCGAAGCCTACGAGGCCAAGCGCGACCGTATGCGTTTGAACCGGGATAATTACGACATCTTCCACCACAAGCAGGACTATTCGCACAAGCGACCGGGGCAGTCTCAGGAGTTCCTGCCTAAGCAGCAGATGGCTGTCGAGCAGATGAGTAATTTCGTTACTCAGGGCCTGATTGACATGGGCCAGTGGTTTAGCGTCGAGCAGCAGCCCGGTGCTAAGAATCAGGTCGTAAGCACGGACGATGTTTACTTCCTGCTTCAGAGGAGCCTTGAGCAGGCCAAATTCATGACCTTTGTCGGCGATTCAATTAAGACCGGAGCCCTTGCTTCGCTCATGATTGCCAAGGTTCATGGCCGTAATGTTCCGAAGCAGGAGTTTTACACCAAGACCGAAGTGAAGGATTTCGGACAGAAAGTTACCAAGCTCTTTAAGAGCGAGCAGAACGTCTGGAATCTTTGGATTGAGCTAATTCGCCCTGAGGACTTCTTTCCAGATCCAACCGGGTCAAATCTCTATGTCTGCCAGAACATGTGGGTCGACAAGGCTCAAGTAATGGCACTGGCAGAGGGTGATGACGCTATTTACGACATGGAGGCCGTAAAGAAGCTCTCTTCCTATCCGTTTGACCAGTATTACGACGAGCGCGATACGCGTGACCGTGAAACCGACCAGTCGCGTACTTATTCGGACTACCGAGTTAGAATTAAGCTCACCGAGTGCTGGGGGGACATTATTGAGCCAGTCACGGGAGAGGTTCTTTACAAGAACGTGACTTGGACCATTGCAAACGACACGGTTCTTGTTAGCCGGCCAAAGCCTAATCCGTTCTGGCACGGAAAGAACCCGTTCGTTGTTGCGCCAATCACCAGAGTCCCGTTCTCGGTGTGGCATCGCGCACCAATGGATGGTGCAACTCGCCACAACATCGCCATGAATGAGCTTTACAACCTCATGGTCGATGCTGGTATGATGAGCGTATTCGGCATTAAGCAAATTCGCACTGACTGGCTTGAGGACGAGCGCGAAGTTGCAGATGGTGTGCGACCGGGCATGACCATTCGCGCTTCTGCTGCTTGTCCTCCCGGTGCGGCTGTAATTCAGCGCGTGGACGAGGGAGCTCTTAGCCCCGAAGCCCTGCAAATGTTTAATCTAATTAACTCCGAATTCGCTCAGACGGCCATGACCAATGACCTGCGCCTTGGCTCGATGCCAAGCCGTGCAGTTAAGGCAACCGAGGTCGTGGAGGCGTCTCAGAGCATTACTGCCATGTTCTCTGGCATTGCAAAGCAGATTGAGGCTGAGTTTATTCAGCCGATTCTTGAGCTTTCGTGGCAGACGATCATGCAGAATGCAAACGATCTGGACTCCGATGATGTCTATGCAACGCTTGGAGATAGGGCTGCAAATACGCTTCTTGCACTGTCTCCTGAAGAGCGCTTTGCTCAGACCTCTAATGGCCTGAAGTTCAAGGTTTATGGCGTAACGCAGACCTTGAATAAGCAAAAGGACTTCAGGAAGCTCACCTCCCTGCTTCAGACAATTGGATCGAGCGAAGTTCTGGTTGAGGCGTTTATTAAGAAGTTCAGCTTCGAGAAGCTGCTTACTGAGATCGTCCGCTCGCTTGATATTGAGCCGGGACGCATTGAGCAGGATGAGCTTGACCAGATGCTTATGCAGCTTGGCCCTCAGCTTCAGGAGGCTGGCGGAATCCCTATGGGCGCAAGCCCGGACATGCAAAGCCAGATCCCTCAGGCATCAACTGGTCCGCTTAATCCCGATGAGGTTCAGTCCGGAATTCCACGGTCTGAGTTTCCCGGAAGTAAGGCTCTCATGGGTCAATGATGGATAAGATATCAATTCTAAATAACAGCCGTCTTGCTAGGATTGCTTACGACGCTGTTAGGGAATTCTTGGAAGACTCCAAGAAGAAACTGCTTGTTAGACTTCTGTCTGAGTCAAAGACTGGTCCGCTAGATCCGCAGGTATACGCAAAATATATCGGCGGCATTCAGGCGCTAGAGGACCTTGAGACTTTGATGAAGAAGGAGATCTTAAAGGGCGAGAAAGTAGAAACGGAGCTATTGCATGAACAAAAGTGATTCTCTTGAGGCGCAGTTTGACTTGAATAAGACCGAAGAGGCAACCGAGACCCAGCAGGAAAAGCCCGAGGGCGAAACCGAAAAGCAGCCAGAAACCGCTGGTGCCGTCTATCTTGGTAGCCGCAAGTTTCAGTCTGTTGACGAGCTCGTGAAGTATACCGAGGAGCTTGAGCGTCGCAGGGCCGCTGAAACTCAGCAGGCCACTACCGCTGAAAATAAGCGTAAGCGCGCTGCCGATCTTATTTATGAAGATCCTGCAAAGGCGTTTGAGATTCATGAGCAGGAAATCATCGAGAAGATTAAAGGCGAAGAGGCTGCAAAGCGCGCAGAGAAAGAGCTTTGGGATTCCTTCTACGCGAAGAATAAGGATCTTTCAGAAGATAAGGATCTTGTCGAGTTCGCCCTGAATAGAAACTGGAATGAGCTCCGAACGCTTCATCCGGATCAGGCAATGGAGAAGCTGGCTGACTATACCCGCAAGACTGCGAATCGCTTCCGTAAAGCCCCGACGCAAAAGCAGGAAATGCCTTCGGGACAAGCAAAGACTGGACCCGGAACGAGTTACAGTGCGCCACAAATTACGGAAAAGAAGCCCGCTGCCATTGACTTTGTAACTCAGTTAAAGAAAATTCAAAGTAAGAGAAAGTAATTTCTTATTAATTGGAGGATAGATGGCTAATTTCGAGTGGACGTTTGACGCCCCGTCAGGGGTGTATAAGAACCACGCTCTCTCCGCAGACCTCCGCTCGGCGGCTGTGGCAGAAAGCAAGTTCATGCAGTTTGTTCGCCCTGAGTCGGGCTACGGTCGCAAGACTGGTGAGTCGATCACCATTGCTCGCGTCTCGAACCTTGCAATTCCTTCGAGCGGCAAGCTCTCTGAAGGTTTCAAGATTCCTGAAGACTCGCTCACGATGTCTACGGTTTCGATCACTGTCTCCGAGTGGGGCCGTGCCGTTCCGTACACCTCGCTGTCGGAAGACCTGTCGAAGTTCGACATGGAGTCGATCATTCAGAAGGAACTGATGAAGCAGATGCGCCTCATCATGGACAACGCTGCCGCTGCCGCATTCAAGACCTGTAAGGTCAAGGCTCGTTCGACCTCTGTGTCGGGCGTTGCTTTCGACACTGCCGGCTCTTTCACTGCTCTCGGCACGAACCAGCTCGACGTTGCACACGTCGAACAGATCCGCGACTATATGTACAAGGATCTTCTCGTTCCCGCTTACGAAGGCGACGATTACGTTTGTCTGCTTTCGACTAAGGCAAAGCGCGGTCTTATTTCGGACCCGGCTTGGGAAGACTGGCACAAGTACACCGATCCGCAAGCCAAGTACAACGGCGAGATCGGTCGTATTGAGAACATCCGTTTCATCGAAACGAACAACAACAACGCTCTGTCGAACGCTGTCGGAACCAACTCGATTGGTGAAGCTGTGTTCTTCGGTGCTGACGCTGTTGTGATGGCTGTTGCCCTTGATCCTGAGCTTCGCGCCGGCATTCCGGGAGACTTCGGTCGCCAGAAGGCTGTCGCATGGTACGGCATCATGGACTTCGGCCTCGTTTGGGATACGGCTAACGCTGGTGAAGCCAAGGTCGTTCACTTCGGCTCTAGCCTGACCTAATAGGGGGATTCGATGTATATTGACAATATTGGTGTTGGACAGCTTGTTCCGTCTAAGTCGGTCACCGTTGCTCCGGGATCTTTGACCAGTGCTCCTGCTGACATTGCTGAATATGTTGCAGTTGGCCCGGTTGAAATCGTGCGTGTTGCGGCCTCTATCGTCACCTCGCCTACCGTCACCGCCACGGTCATTACGGTTTATCGCCGTTCTGGCCCGAACGTGACGGCTGGTCAGTCTGTGATTGCAACGCTCACCCTTCCGGTTGGCACGGCAATTGGCTCTGTTGTCTACAAGGACATCAACCAAGCCCGTATCGCCGCAGGTGAAGTTCTTGCTTTCAATGTGACGACTGCTTCGACTGCTGGCACTGCAATCTGCGGATTCATCGCACAGGACGATCCTGAGTATCGCCTGAACGAATCCAAGATGATCGCAAGCGCCTAATAGCGCTTAAAGTAGGGGTCGTTGTCCATGGACGGACTTCGGCCCCTTTTTTTAGGAGATTACAATGGCTGCAACTTATACTGTTCTTTATGAAGATCGCTCTGGTCGCGGTAAGAGCGTCAACACGGTTCAGATCGCTTACTCTGCCGATCCTTATAGCTCGGGTCTTTCTGTTGACGGCGCACAGCTTGGTTGCCCGAACGTCATCGAAAGTTTGAACGTGTATGATGCTGGTGGCGGCTTCACTGCTAACTTTAGCGGTGGCAAGATCCGTCTGTATCAGCAGGGTGCTGGCGCAGGCGCTTTGACTGAAGTCTCGGGCAACCAGACCGTGACGGTTAAAGTAATTGCAACGGGCTGGTAATTCGGCAATATCAGATCAAAAGGAGATTTTATGTCTTTTGATTTGACCGTTGATAAGCGCGACCCGAAAACTGGACGAGTAACCACGTCTAATCCTTATACCCGTTATTCGTCTAGCGATGGCGTGGTTTATTTGCGTGAAGGCGTATACTATACTGAAAGCGGACACATCGCACCCGAAGATCTTGTAAAGCGAGTTGTTGGCAAGGATGCGATTACTGCAAAGTCTGCCGACAACTCCGCTTTCAAGAAGTAAAGAATCGTCTTTGGGTGGTTTGGGGGATGGCTACCTATGGCGATTCAAACAACGTCTTATCTTAAGAAGAGTGCGCTTTTCCGAGTAGGCGAACTCACTGACGGTACATCCCCCTACGATTCTAAGTGCCTAGAGTACATTAACCAGATCTACCGAGCCATTCTGGCTGGCGGCAATGAGTTTGAGCTTGAGCTTGGCTCCCCTTGGGGCTGGGCTCGCTCGCCAAAGCCCGGAACCTTTGTCCTTTCCCCAAAATACTCCTCTGGCTCTGTAGCCGTCGTAAACGGCTCTACAACCATCACGTTTAGCCCCGCACCTAGCATATCCCTAGAGGGGCAGTGGATTAAGATTGTAGGCCGTCCTGAGACGTTTAGAATCGACTCTCACGCAGCCCTGTCTGCCACGGCTGTCATTGACACCCCCTATACCGACGAGACGACCTCTAACCTGCCGTTTGATGTCTACTTTCTTGAGTACGACCTTCCGATGAAGATTGAGCGGATCATTGCCCCGATGGTCGTTCAAAGGCAGCAGGAGTTTACCGCTCCCAAGGATGGCCTGATTTATCAGGTTGATATGTCCAACATGGACGAGATTTGGCCAATTAAGCAGCTCCCCGAGGAGATCCCACAGCAATACGCCGTGCTGTCGAAGGACAACGACGGGGACATTAGAATTAGGGTTAACGCTCAGGCTGGAGAGCAAACGAGAGTTAGCTTTGATTATATCCCGGTTTACTCGCCGCTGGTCGAGATCTCCGTGGAACAGTTTTATGTCTCCGGAACCACCGACACAATTCAGACGCCAGATCATGGGCTTCTTGATGGCGCAGAGATTGTGTTTAGCGTTTCCAATGTGTCGAGCATCTCGGTCAATAAGTCTTATTACGTTGTTAATGCTCAGAAGGACTCGTTTCAGATCTCTTTGACCAAGGGCGGAGCGGTATACGACATTAGCAATTCCGGTGACATCACCTTTAGCAGTGTCCCCATCCTGCCAGTGACATTTAGGGACATTCTGGACTATGGGGCCGCTTTTTATCTCATGGTCGACAAGAATGACGAAAGAAGCGAGGCTTACGGGCTTCTTGTGAAGGCCAAGATGAAGGCCATGATCTCGGCTAATAATCGGGAGCTTTCACAAGCCTCCAGTGGCCGAATTGGCGAAATGATTCCTCGCATGGATATGTATACTGGTCCTAGGCGATACTGGAGACAGGAGCCAAGCAACTAATGTATAAGGGTCAAGCAATTCTAATTCCGATGGGCGAGGGCGGTCTCCAATCTGATAGCCCTCAGAGTAGAATTGCTCCGACCCAACTCATCGAAGCCAGAAATGTGACTCTGGTTAATGGTTACTGCGAGAAGCATCCGGGTAGCCGCGCTTGGAACCAGAGAAACCCCAACACTTCTGCAATAAATAAAATTTCATCTGGAGTTCAGACATTTTGTGAATACTTCCCTAATGCGACTACTCAGAGGATTATTGTTCTTAGCCGAGACGGCCTACTCTATAAGTACAATAGCCGTTATGAGCTTGTTCAGTTAACCCCCCAAACCGGAGCCCCATCTGTCCTTGGGATTCCCGCTAACGACGCGCATATTGTTGTTGCCGGTAACGAAGTTAGATCGGGGTTTAGAAAGGTTTTCGTCTTCTCTGGCGGAAGCCAAGTCCAAGTCATAGATCAAGACGAGAATACCTACAGGAACATTAAGAATCCGGCAGTCGATTGGGCTGCGTCTTACCCTAAGTTTGGGCTGGTTTACCGCTCTAGGCTCTGGTGCTTCGGGAACGAGAATGCGGCAGACTTCCTGTACGCCTCGGAAGAGGCCAATCAGGAAAACTTCTCTAAGTTCTCGTCTCCGTCAGCAGCCACCGACCCGCAGTTTTTTGACGTTGGATCGGGAGAGGGATTTGGGATTACCGGCCTATTCGTATTTAAGAACAGGCTGTTTATCTGCAAGTCTCCATCTGGCCTTTACCAGCTTAATGACGAGGACTCGAATCCCGCTAACTGGTACATTACAAAGGTTAACGCCGACTTCGGTTTGTCGAATTCCCACGGCATCGCTCAGGTATTTGATGACGTGTTTATTTTCAACACTCAGGGAAGCGTTACGAGTGTCGCTGCTGCCTTTCAGTTCGGTGACATTGAGTCGGCTGACGTATTTAATAAACTCGGCGTAGAGCGCTACTTCAGGCAAAACACGACCGGCTTCGGAACGCAGCAAGCATACGGGCTTTATTATCCCGACAAGAAGCAGGTCTATTTCTCAGTCAGAACTCAGTCTAGCGGGGTTCAAGACGGAATTATCGTAATGGATATCTTCGGCAAAAGTGCCCAAGTTACCTTTACAGATAAGGACCGCCCGTCGTGTCTTGGACTTATTTCTGATATTGCCGGCATCTCTAGGCCAGCCTACGGCTCGTTTGATGGAAACATCTACGAGATGGACTGCGATAATACTTGGGTCCAGTCGCAGTCCTATAATCAGGAATACGTCGAAATGGGCTACTGGGAGCCCGGCTATACCGACATCGACTTTGCCCCAACCAGCTATAACTTCGTAGCCCAGACCCCGCACATGGATTTTGCTTTTGCTGATCCAATTGTGTCGATGAAGACTAAGCGCTGGGACTTTCTTGAGGTCACGTTTCAGCCAACCGGAAACTGGAATGTCGATGTAGATGTTTACGTCGACTCGGAATACCGGGAAACGATCTCTTATAACCTGCTTAGAGACAGGCCGCTCTCTGAGGCTGTCGGGCTTCCCGGATTTATTTTGGACACAGACAGGCTTGATGGAGACTTCCCAAAGTCCATTAGAAAGCCACTACATGGACAAGGTAGAACTATTAGTTTCAAATTGCGATCTAACGGCCTTTCAGAGAATATCAAAATACAGTCTTTAACTGTTTACTTCAGGGTTGCAGACGAAAGACAAATTAAAGATCCGAGGACATAATCATGCCGGGTTTGTTTCCACGACAGAAGGTTTGGGTTGCTAAGGAAGTTCTTGTTTACTCGGATCTGAATGCTGAGTTTAACAACATCATCAACAACCTCGAAGCAGATACCTTGGCTGGGTATTCTCAGACCGTCGCCCAAATGCAGTCGCAGGTTGATCCGGGTGCGGTCGGCTCGGAGTCGCTGGCTAATTCTATCTCCGGAGAGCTAGAGCGAATCCGGTTTGCGATCTCAAGGATCGTTGGCCAAACCTACTGGTATGAGGCGCCTCTCTACGATCTTTCGACCCTTGGCGAGTCGGTCTCTTCTGAAATTGGATTCTTCGGAAAGAATCAAGATAAAGCAGAGTTTATTAGATTGTTGCATAATGGCGTATGCGAAGACGCCGTTCCTAATTCTCTCGTTAAGGGTCAAGCAAAGTTTTCCACTTACGGGCTTGTTAATACGCCGGCATCGCCAAAGCTCTTTACGTCTCGCAGGTGCCAGACTGCCACGGATCAGTCGTTTATTTCTCTTTGGTTCAAGAACTTGGCGTCAGGGGACGGGATTCTGTATAATCCGTTGCTTGGAATTTATGTGGCGCTTGATAATACTGGGAAAGTTGTCGCCCAGTTTGAAACCAAGGACTTTGACGCCATCACCGGCTGGAAGGTGACTAAGACAATCACCGGGACGACCTCTCACTCCTCTGCTGCCGATTTTAAAAATCTTTCGTTTTCATATTCGATTAACGGGATTCTTGGCGCCGCTCAAGACACTGCCGGAGTTACCGTCGATACCGTGGAGCAGGGCACCAGCCTGTCGGCAGAAACGATTAACACAAGCGTTGGATCTAACTGCGGTCGGTGGGTTTTTCTTGGAAAGAAGAACCCGGCTCTCTCGCTTGTTAAGCGCTCCGCATTTGGAGTTTTGCCACAAAGCGAGGCGTCAAATCCTTGGGTGCTTACCCAGAGCGGAGCAAGCACAACGTCAGTGTCTAACGGCATTCTGACTATGAACTGCGCCGTAAACACCACGAACTTTTACACGCTTGCTAGCGCAATTACTCCGAGCTCTATCGGATCAGGTTTTGTATTTAAGGCAAAACTCAGATTCACCAATGCCCAAGACAAAGATTACACGGTCGCACTAAACAACGATGTTACGAGTCCGAACGGATTTCTTAACGGCATTTCGGTGTTTTCAAGAGTAGACACGGGAGACCTTGCTGGCGCAGTTAGCATCACGTCTACCGGAATTGGGTTTGCTACTGACGGATCGTTTCTTGGAACGACATTTTCAAACTTCTTTGCACACGACTTCTCTAGCTGGACGGATGTGGAGATTTCCTTCTCCGAGCCTTCTCCGGCAGCTTATTACCTAGACACCGGCCTTGTTACTGCAACCACGCACAAGATGAAGGTTGAAGTTAAGATTAACGGTAAAAAGGTAACTGAAACTTATTGTGCAAACGATACCACAGCGGGAAATACGTTTATCTTTGGAAGAACGGCAGCGAACTCGCTTCAGGATGCCTGCACGGTTCAATTTGAAAGAATTGAGCTTTTCTCTGGCGGTAAGGACTATATTGTTCCGAACTCAAGCCTTGTTCAGGCAATCTCTGATATTGCCATCATTGATGACTACTACGCAGTAACCTCGACGATTGCTTCTACGATCTCAACAAAAGATCCGTCGATTGTTTGCCCAGTAAAGGAAGTTAAAAAGCCGTTTGGAATAACTTATAGAAACACGTTTATCACAAGCGGTGTTTTCCCGACGCTCACTTTCGGAAGTGGAACTACAAGCGGAACTCAGAAATGGTTTACGACATTCAATCCTGACACGTCTCCGATCAGGTTTATTTCTGATGGGGTTACTCCAATAACCATCTCTGCAACCATTAACATGGCTGTATCTGGGTCAATACTTAACACCATTACCAACTTTGGCGGAGTGTGCGGATTCAGGTATTATATTAGAAATAATTACTTCGACACCTCCGGTGCTAACGACCTGCTTCAGGACATTAGTCATCTTAGCTCGTCAATGTCGGCAGACGCATATAGCACAACCTCTCTCACCTCGTTCAACATCAACGAAAACGATGACTTGAACATTATGGATACAAGGGTGTGGCCAGCAGGAGAGATCGTCCTGCTTCCCTATGCCGGAGGAAGAGTCACTCTAGGAGCCAACCTCACGCAGCCGGTTAGTTTCCAGACTTGGTATAAGGTTATCTCTATTTTCTCATAACGGGTAAAACGTGATTGAAATTGTAAAATACGAACCTTGCTTTCGATTTTTTGACTTATTTCCGCCAGTATTCTCAGTAGAATAAGTCTTAGTTTGTTTATATATTTAGAGTATTAAACGGAGGACGACTTATCATGGCAGTGTCAGACATTCTTGGTGGGGCCGGCACAGGGGCGGCGACAGGGGCAATGCTTGGCTCGGTTGTTCCCGGAATTGGTACTGCGGTGGGAGGAGTCGTTGGCGGACTCATTGGTGGTCTTGGTGGGCTGTTCAGCGGTAATGCGGCTGATCGTTCGATTCAGGCCCAGCAGAATGTCGCCATGGCACAACTTGAAGAGGCTCGTGGGGCAAGGCAGTTTGCCCTTGGCCGTGCTGCTGCATCCGAGTCTGAGCTCGACCTTCAGCGCGCTCTTACCGGGATGCGTAGGCAGATTCTTGGACAGGGTGAGCGAGAGCTTCAGTTTCTTCAGGCTGGCCTCGATATGCGCCAGCCCGGAGCCTACGAGCAGGGTGCAGGACTCTTTTCGAGCGTCCTGCTTCGCCAGAGACAGGCACAGCGCAGCCTCCTTGAGAGCAGCCTTCGCCAGCGGTTTGGCGCTGGCTTTGCTACTACATCTGCCGGCCAACAGGCTCTTCAGCAGTTTGACATGGGCACCTCTGATCTCGCCACGCAGATGATCCCGACCGTGCTTCAGACTCAGTATTCGGCAATTAATCAAGAGTCGCAGCTTCAGAATCTAATTAAGAACCGTGAGATCAACGCCTCGATTGGCACCCCGATCGCTCAGTATCAGGGCGCTCAGTTTACCGGCGACATTCTCCGCGCACAGCGCGATCAACAAAACATTGGATCAATTCTTCAACTCGGCGGTACGCTTGCGGGCATGAGCTATGGGCAAGCGAAAATTACCAATCCTCAGGGTGCAATAACCGGAGCTCAAATTGGCAGTCAGATGATGGGCTCGTCTCCTTGGGGTCAGGTGGCCACGGACCTTACGACGCCAAGGCTTAACTTTGGATTCTTGAAAAACCAATGAAGAATAAAGGCATTTCGATTCAGAAGCTAAAGAAGGTCGCATCTCTTCCACAGGTTGAGCTTGTCAACCTTGATAAGCATCTGAAGCCCGAGCAAATGCCACTGGTTGATGCTAGTCCGCTTGGCCGGCATAGGCTTCTTGAATCTTTAAAGAATCGTTACGGACCAATGTTTCGCAATGTGCGGGGCGTTTCCAACATTCTTAAAGAGTACGACATTCAGGTTAAAAGCATTAAAGACCTTTACGGCTCCATGGAGGACTAATGGCAACAGCACTTGAGCAAATCCTGTCACAAGTAAGACCACAGGAAAACGCGGCCTCCTCGATCTCTGGTGGGGTTCAGCTTGGTTTTAACATCGCCAAGCAGCGCCACGAGATGCAGATTCAGGAGCGAGAGCTTGCCATGCGAGAAGAGCAGAGCAAGATCGTATTCTCCGAAAAAGCCTTTGCCATGATCCCGAAGATCAAGCAGGCCAAGACTCCCAGCGAAAAGAAGTTTTATCTCAACTACATGAACAGGCTGGCTCAGAATGCCGGAATCCAAATTCCGCCAGAGCTTTCCGATGGCCTTCAGAATAGCCCCTCAATGTTCAATAGCCTTGCAGATATGGTTCAGTCTGCAAAAGATTTGTCTAAGAACGATCCAGTACTGTTTGCTGCGATTGTTAGTGACCAGATTCGCCAAGCCGGTCTTGACCCGTCTTCTGCCGACGAGATTTTCAAGGCTGCAACGGCTCAAAACAGAATTGAAGAAGAAAAAGCAAAGCTCGACGCTCAGGCCAATCAGCGAGCAATTACCGAGACTGAGAAGGCTCTTGGTGAGATTGGCGCAAGCTCTGCTTATAGAGAGAGCCTTAAAAAGCTCCCATTTGCGCAACAACTTCCTGCTGCTGCGGCTACGGCTGCGGCCAAGAAGCGTCTTGACGACATCTCTCAGAAGTTTCTCAGGAACGAGAATGTTCTTAAAAATCTTCCAAAGGCTGAAGTTGATGCCCTTCGCCAGCTTCACTCTGCCGCCATGGTCGATCTTCAAGATCCGGCCAAGGCTCTTGCCATTTCTCCAGTTGTTGACCTGATCGAGCAAAGCGCAAATAACGCTGCCGGAACTGGTGCCGCGATAGTTGGCGAGCAGGAGGCAAAGCAGCGTACTGCCGAGGCACAAAAGAAGCGTTTTGACTTTGTTAAGTCAGTGTCGGACTCTCTTTCGAAGAGATTCAAGGACGACATTGAAACCATGACGATGGCTTCGCGTGCGCTCAATGTGCTGAACGATCCCGTCCTGGCTAATTCTGCCTTGGGTGCCGATGCCCTCGTTAGCCTTATTTCACGGTTCGTTGATCCGAAAACGGGTGTTCGAGAAGGCGAATTTGCTCGTGTTGCCGCCGCTGCATCTGGTTCTAAAATTGAAGCAGCCAAGATGATGGTTCAGTCTATTGTTAAGGGCCGGGTCTTTAACAAGGAACAACAGGAAATCTTTCGTCGATTCCTTGAGAACGAAGTTAAGATCATCAACGACAAGGTTAAGACGGCTCGCAGGATTGCTGAAGATGACCTCAAGGGCACCGACATTGACGCCGACCATGTGCTCTTGAAGGTGTTCGACATTAACCCAGACACGATGCAGTTTAGTGTTCTTAGCCGGCGTCCGCTTGAGAACGCCTTCAAGCGCGATAACGATACCTCTTTTATTGATTGGTATAACGGCAAGGCCAAGAATGTCGCAGGTCATAGCGTTGCCACCGCAAGGCCGGCCCCTGTAATTAGCGATCAGGCAAGGTCGGGGCTCCAGAAGCTGCGTGGCTCTAATCTTGGCTCACAAAAGGTTGAATCAAAAACCGTTGAAGAGCCAGCGGTGCCAAGTGCGCCTGCTCAGAGCAAAAAATCCCAGTCAGCAACAAAAGCAAAGCCTGACTTCTCAAAGATGACTGAAGAACAATTGATGAAGTGGGTTAACACTGGCGAGCTATGAGCGAGATTACTAGAGAGCAGCTTGAGAAAAGAGCAGAGCAGAGGGCTCGTCTTGAGGAGTTCAAGGCGAGTCCGATGGCCTCTACGCCAGAAGGTCGGGCTCTTATCAGTAAGATTGAAGAGTCTATCGTAATTAGGCCCTCCAAGATTACTGAACCAAAACCAGAGTCACAGGTTAAGGCCGAGAGCCCCAAGCCGGTCGAAGAGCAGGCAGAAAAGAAGCCAGTAAAACTTCCGAGCCTTAATCGCTTTGCCGCTGGCGAGATCAGCAGATATAAAATCCCGTCTAACATTATTTCAGAAATGTTTAAGACAGACATGGAGCTTGGAATTGAACCCGGAAGCACTATGGCCCAGATTTATGTTGAGAGCGGATTCAACCCAAGGGCTGTGAGTAAGGTCGGCGCAAAAGGACTTGCTCAGGTCATGCCTAGAACCCTTAAGGCAATCGAAGCACGCGTTGGCAGGAAGCTGAATCCATTTAAAATGAAAGACGCCATCATCATTAATCGAGAAGTGATGAAGGAAAACCTCGAAATGTTTAAAGATTGGGGTTCTGCGCTTATCGCCTACAATGCTGGCTGGAATAGGGCCAGATGGGGTAAGACCGAAGAGAACGCGCAATACTTTGGCAAAGTGAAAGAAGCAATGACGAAGCTATTCGACATGTCAGACAGCGACATGGATACTTCTGTTAAAACCAATAAACTCATGTGAGTCTAATAATATGGAACCACAGACTTCTCCATACGCAGCCGCACCGGAAAAACTCGCCAGTCCAGTACCAAGCCCCGAGCAGACGCCGGACGACATGGAGTTTATTAAGACTAATCTGTTGCCGATGGATACGGCGGCCCTCGACAAGTTCTTTCAAGACAATGGCCTGAGTCCAGAAGAGCAGGAAGGAATTAAGTCGATCATTGAGTCCATGCGCTCGCAGCCAGCGCAACCAATGGCAGAGACTCCTATGGAAGCCCCTGCCCAGCAGCCAGCAGAATCACTTCCTCCTCAGGCAGTAGCCGGCCAGTACACGAACCTTAAACCATCTGAACTTCTTGAAAAGATCGGCTCTTTTGGTCGTGATATTGCCATTGGTGCAATGGCCGATCTTCCAGCAATGGGTGCTGGAATGGGCGCAGCAGCAGCTACAGCGGCAATTCCGGGGGGCGCTCCGTTTGCTCCGTTTGTTGGCTTTGGAGTTGGCGCAACCACCGCCGCACTTGGAACAACGGAAGCGACTGAGAACCTTGTTCGAGAGGCCATTGGTCTTAAACCAGTAGAATACGGCGGTCTTGAAACTGGGCTTGCCGCAATTAGTGGCGGCCTTGCTGGCGTTGGGGTTAGAGCAGCAAAGACCATTGCCGGCAAAGAATCTAAAGAGGCCATAAAGGGCGCTCTTGAAATTAGACAGTCTGCTCAGAAAATCTTTGGCGAGATCGCTGACAGTAAGGGCCTTAGCGAAAAAGCAAAGCAAGCATATGTTCAGATTGCCGACCAGACTTTGGCAGAGCGTGGCATTGCTTACGAGATTCAGGGTTATTCCCGCGATGTAGCCGCCAAGAAGGCCCTCGAAGATGTTCCAGCCATGGTTAAGGCAGAGGAATATATTGAGCAGATTCTTGGCAATGTGCCAGATATTCCGCAAGCAAAGTTTGAGCGCCTTGAGCCGGGTGTGGCTTCATTTACGCAGATGGAAGCGGCATCAAAGGGTCGCATGACTCAGGCAACAGCCACGCTTGATGAGGAAGTGAATAAGGGAATCGAACTCGCAAAGCGCGGCAAGGTGAGTTACGAGACCGCTCGTGCCCTCCGGATTCCCCAAGAAGAAGTCGTCAAGGGATTTGAAGCACTTCTAACCGCCGCAACTCCATCGCTTCCAAAGCTCGCAAATGGAGATAGCGTTATATTTAAAGCGGGAGAATTTATTTCCGTTGGAAAGAACGGAAAGGTTCGCCGCTTTACGCCCGCTAACTATAGAGAGTTTTTTGGCAATGCGATTGAAGGCAATGATTACCTGAAGACCTTGATTGGATACTATAATCAGGCTTCGGCGGCTAACTTTCGTGCTGCTGCCGCAGGAAAGGGAAGGGCCGTAGCACTTCCGCCCACGAGCCAGACTCTTGGCCAGCTTGCAGAGCTTAGAAGAATGTTTGCTGCCAATTTCCCAATTGATGCGACTGGTGCCGCCGGACTTGCCAATAGACGCGCATACGGAACAATTAAATCTCTCGAAGACAAATATCTGAATGTGCTTGCTGACTCTGAGATTCCGTCGCTTGCCATGGCGGCTTCGGAATATAGGAACACCAAGGAGCTTTCCGAGCTTGCGGCAAGCTCGTTTAAGGAGTTTTCTTCTCGTGTTACCGCAGACCCACAGACGATTGGAACGGCAATCCTAAGTGTGCCAAACGAGTACCTTGAGAAGTTCGTAAAACTGAAGCGTGGTGAGGCAGCTATGGCCTCGCAAGTCGTCGACGAAGACCTTCCGCAATACATGGCAAGGCAGGTTCTTCAACAAAAGTTTGGCACGATGCTATTTGGCTCCGAGGCAGGAAAAGTTAAATCTGCAATCCCAACAAGAGAGCGCATTCTTCAGATTCCAAAGGTTTATGAAGATATTGTAGCCGACAAGAACCTGTCGCTCAAAATGAAGACCCTTCTCGGCGCTGATACATGGTCATCCATGATGCGCGATCTAAAGAAGGCTTCAGATACTTTTACCGACATTGGCCAGAAACTTCTTATTGCGAAAGAAAAGAATAACGAAAAAGCAATTGCCGCACTTCAGACAAACGGCGCGGCAGTGCTTCTTAACCTTATGAATCAGAAGTCTCCGACGCGACTTGCGTTCTTCGGGAAGAGCTTGTCTGATTTCTTTGGCGATCCGGTAATTAAAAAGCGCGTGAACGAAGTTGTGTTTTCTCGTTACCTGCCAGAGATGGTTAATGCTATTAGCTCTCCTCGAATGGCGGCGGAAACGAGGGCTCAGATCATTCAGACGTTCGGCAAGGATAGCCCTGTTGCCATGAAGATTCTTACATCGTTCGACGAGGGCGCGCAGCGCAAGCTCGTGAACATTCAGAATGTTAAGAGAAGCCTTGTTTGGGGGTCTGGTAAGGCTTTAACCTCCGACGAGATTGAGCAGGAATCTCCGGCAGGACAACCGCAGCGGGCATACTAATGACTCCAGACTGGCTCAGAAAGTGGGAACCGGGGCTTTACGATAAGGTCAAGACTGCGGCCTCAAGGCATGGAATTGAGCCTGAGTGGGTTGCTGCCGTTGTCCAAGTCGAAAGCGCCGGAAACCCAAACGCAGTTAGGTTCGAGCAGAACTGGAAATACTTTTACAATGTCGCCCTTCATGCCAAGCGCCTGAAGATTACGAATGACTCCGAGAAGACGCTCCAGCAGTTTTCTTGGGGGCTTATGCAGGTGATGGGGTCGGTTGCTCGGGAGTGGGGCTTTCCTGACTCCCTGTTTGAGCTCTGTAGCCCTATGAGGGGCCTAGAATACGGCTGTAGGCACCTGAAGAACATGCGCCGAAGGTTCCCTACTGGACGCGATTGGATTGCTGCCTATAACGCCGGCACGCCCCGTAAACGCCCTGACGGCTCTTACGAGAACGAAGAGTATGTCCGCAAGGTCGTGGGTTATTGGTCGGATCTTACTGACTCTTAACCAGCCGCTTAAGCTCGGCAAGATCAGCTTCCATCTCTTCGATCTTGTCCCAGATAAGCTGCCTGTCCTGCTTAATTAGGGCAACATCCGTCACGATGAGTTTTGCCGAAACGTCGATCTCGTCGATCTTCCTAATTAGACGGTGCAGGAAGAATCCAACCATGGCCAAGAGAAGCGTATTCAAATGTTCAGGCGTCACAGTAAGCTCCCTTAGTTAGCCATCATAATTACCCAGTTAGATCCATCACTCTGAAGCATTGCAAATTTCCCTGCGGTTGCCGACAGGATTGCCGTGCCGGCAGTATCGCTATTCAGGGGCTTCACATCGCTTGAAGCGCTGACGACTGAGTTTGCGGTTCGGTTCTTAAAATAAAGAATTCTTCCGGTGCAAGAAGAGGCGCTTGGAAGGGTTACCGAGCAGTTCGTGGTGTGAAAGATTACAGACGACACCAAGTCAGTGACAGTATAGGTCACTGCATCTACTTGAACCGGAGCGGCAAGAGCAATCGGTCCTTCAACGTGGAGCTTAGAGCTCGGAAGGATTGTGTTGATGCCGACATTGAATGTCGTTGAAACTCGGGCGACTTCGGTATTTCCAACGTAAAGCCTGATATTCCTGCCGGAGTCAGAAACGATAGATAGGTCGTTTGCGCCGTAACTAAAGCCGCCATGGCCAACGAGGTGGGTAGAAACACCGTTAACAAACTGAACCAAAGATCCGCCGTTAACTCCGGACTGGGAATTAATAACAACCTTCTTTTGACCGAAGGCTGCGCCCGACTGCCCTACGACGACATCGGCATCCGAAAAGACTCCTGCCCCATAAACCTCAATGCTGGCGTTATTGGTTCTAATTGCAATCCCGCTATCAGCCTGAAGAACCTCATAAGCCGGCTCAGTTAGGTCGGTAGAGGTAGCCTTCAGTGGGACAGAGATCGCGTTACCGGGGGCATCGAGTTTGTCGGAGTTCAGATTAATGAAGTTAGAGTCAACCTCGCTAGCAGTGAGCGGCGAGCCTTTTGCGATACGGGTTACGATAGTTGCCATTGCTTATTTCCCCCTGCCAAAGAAGCGACCAACGGGCTTATTTGCTTCTTCTTCGTAGATGTCTAAATACTCTTTGTACTGGCGAGCGTTCTCGCTCTTCTCTTCAGCGCTCATCTTTTCCACAGGCTTATCAAAACTAAGCTCGGTGCTTGCACCCTTTGCCAAGTTTGCCCGGATCAGCTCGCGGTACTTGCGCCTACGTTCGGCACCAGCCTGAAGGCTTTCCTTGCCTGAAAGGTTATGGCCCTTCTCGATATACTTATCCTGCGCGAAGTGGCCGAGATATTCGGTATTTTTAATCCCCTTGAGAGAAGGCTTTTTAATTTTCATATTAGTATCTCTTTTGGCGTTTAATCCCTGCGCGAATTGCTTCACGGAAATCGGCTGCCTTGCCGTAATTACGCTCAAGCTCTTGGGCGTATTTTTCCTGCTCTTTTTTAGCCTTCATTGCAGCAGGGCGACCCTTCTTTTCCCACTCAGACTGCTCCCGCTTCCTTTTCGCAGAAACGTCATAGGCCATTGGGATGTCCATATAGGACTCGCTTTTTGGCGTAGTGTTGTGGCCGTCCTGAATGAACTTATCTTTCTGGAACCGACCAAGATAGCTGACGTTCTTCATTCCACCAACTGATGGCTTTTTAATTTTCATTTCTTCACCTTGGGAAGTTTCTTCATTTTCGTGCCACGAAGTTTGCCGCGAGCCTCTTCTTTGGAAAGGCCGGGCACATTAATGGCTCCTCCAGCAACGGCTCCATAGAACTTTGCCTGCTGACGGGAGACTGGCTTCTTGTACTTTTTCTTGCCGGGCATCAGTCCATCTCCTCTTCATCTTCGACTTCCTCGCCGAGATATTCCATCTCGTAGGGACCTTTGAGCGTCTTGCCTTTGTCGTTACAAGCGACAAGCTCGCTATACGAAATAGGCTTGGCAATGTAGCCGTCTCGGATTGCCATTGCGTCCACACCCTTAACCTTCATCTTCTTAGCCATTACGAACACCTCCAGCGTTTCAGGGCAGCGCCCTTTGGGGTTAGTTTACCGCCCTTACTTGTCGGGCCTTTGACACCTTTCATTCTAGCGCAGAATGACTTCCTT